GCGATGGCCTCGGCCCACTGGTCAAGCACCTCGCGCACGAAGCGGGGGTCCATGCCCTTGAACTCCTCCGGCGTGCACGGGATCGGCTTGCCGTCCTCGTCTTCGAGGTTCCAGGAGACGAGGTATCCGCCGAACTGAAGGAGCAGTTCCAGGAACTCGGCGCGGCCCTCCGGGGTGGAGGTGTCGATACCGCCATCGATGACCGGCGCGAACTGGAAGAACGTCTCCACGGAGGACCGCTTGGCTCGGATCTCCAGCCCTGCGAACTCGGTGTCGTCCGCCCACGTCAGCTTGAGCGTGCGGGCTCGCGTGTAGCCGCCCATCAGGCGCTGGTCCACGTGGGTAGCGCGCCGTTTGCGAGCACGCCGGGTGCCTGGAAGGGGAGGCTGCCGTCGGCCGCCCTCGTCAACGCGTAGTCCGTGAACAGCAGCGTGCACAGCGGCGTGGTGCCGAGCGTCTGGCCGCTCACGGTCAGCGTGAACTCGCGGGCCACGCTGGAGCTCGGCACGCTTTTGAACACGTCGTGTGACATGTTCGCCGCCGGGTTGAACACCCCGTTCAGCGACAGGCTCATGTCCGCGAGCAGGAGCAGCCGCTCCATCGCGTGCTTGTCGACACCCGTCACGTCCTGCACGGCCCTGGGGGTGGCGAACTCGAAGTTCGTGAAGTCATTCCTGATGTCGCGCAGGGTGCCGGTGGCGTCGTCGATCGACATCCCCGTCCACCCGAGGCCGCTTTGCTTCGCCATGCCCTATACCTCCTCGTTCTCGGTGCCGGGCGGTGTCCACCCGATCGCCACCAGCGCCGCCGCCGTCTCCTCCGAGACGGACACGACCGCCTTGCCCTTCACCCGCACCTCGCCGAGCGCCAAGTGCAGCGTCAGGCGGCGGCCGTCCCGGTCGGAGTCGATGCGCAGGCTCTCCGTGATGTGCTCGACGGGCTTGCCGTCGAGCAGGATGCTCGGCGCCTTCCCGTTCGGCAGGTGCACCTCGACGTCCACGTCAGCCCCTCCTCTGCTGCTCGCTCAGCCGGTCCTGATGGAGGCTGAAGTCCTCGACCCAATCCGCCGGCCGCTGGTGCTGCCGGAGCAGCCCGAGGTTCTGCCGCCAGTCACCGCCGCGCACCAGGTACGTCTCCGGCCGGGTCTTGTGCTCGGCGAAGCACCGCTGACGACTGTCGAACCGGAACACCGTCAGGCCCTCGCCGGTGCGGGACTCCCGGAACGTCCTGCCGGACTGGGTGCGGATGTAGGCGGCCTGCGCCTGCCCGAGCGGCGTCCCCTCGTCCACGCGCGTCTCCCACCCGTGCAGCCAGGCGAGGCAGCCCACCTGCTCGCAGGCCGCGCGCACCGCGCGGTCAGGCGGCGACACGATCCGGAACGTCTGGAACGCCCCAGCCGGGGCGCTCGGGGTGATGCGGTGGATCGGTCTCACGACTACCTCCCTCTCGGCGGATCAGGGCGCGGACCGCGCGGGTCGGTGGGGTCACGCGGGCCGCGAGGCTTACCCTCTGGCGCCCCGATCCGCACCGGCTCACGGACTGGCCGGCCAGGGCGCGGCAGCGGCTGTGAGGCCTGCTCCAGGCGGAGGAAACCGGGCCGGGTGTCGGCGAGGATCAGGCCCTTGATCCCGGCCACGTAGGCGGCCCCCGCCTCGTCCCACGCCTCGACCGGGACGGCGAGCATCTGCTCGTCGTCGTCGGGCACCGTGTAGAGGGCGACCGTCCCGGTCACGCACGCGGTGAAGGTGGCCATCAAAACTCCGTCTCGGTCAGGTTGCGCGCCACGACCACCACGAAGGACAGCTCCGAGAAGCCCGCCGACGTTGTGGTCACCACCCGGAGATACCGCTCCACGGTCAGACTCCGGCCGGTCTGGATACGCTGCGCCCCCGGCCCCGTGGTGATCTGCGCGAAGCCGCCGCCCACGACATCCGCCCACGCGTCGCCGCCGCCGTCGTTGCTGCTCTCCTGAAGCTTGATCGTCGCGTCGGTCCCGGTGAAGGACAGCACGTGGATCCACGCTTGGAGGCCGAACAGGCTGGACGCGCCGCCGTCTTGCGACGCGCCGCTCGTGGCGCCCGTGTCGGTCCGAACCCCCGGCGTGGCCTGCTGTCCCCACTCCAGGCCGTAGCCGTCGGCGAGCGCCTGCACGCTGATGGTCAGCGACCCGTCCGCCGCGCGGCTGGGGTCGTAGTTGATCTGCTTGCCGATCAGGCACGCGGCCGGGGAGCCGATGCCGAGGCCGCGCCCGTAGGTGGCGATGCGGCTGGTGATCGGCAGCGCGGACAGCACCTCGTGCGCCGCGCCGACCGCCGGGTTGAAGAATGACGTCCACTCCAGCGACCCGTCACGGGCCAGCCCGACCCGCTCCATGGCGGACTTGTTGATGCCCGTCACGTCCTGCGTGCCGGCCAGGCCGCCGCCGATCCGGCCCAGGCTGCCGACGTCCCCGCTGAGGTCGTAGCCGTCCAGCCAGAACGCATCACCAAGGCCCGCCTCTTTAACCACGGTCGACCTCCTCGACGGGGACGAGCGGCCCGTTGGCCGGGCCCTGGTTGACGTGCGTGGCCAGGCGGGACATGTCCGCCCCGGGGTCGCGGCGCAGCGTCTCATGCGCCTGCGTGGCGGCCTGCATCCACTCGGGCGGGATGTCAGTGAGGTAGCCGTACGGGGCCATCACCCCGGCGCGGGAGGCGGCCAGTATCGGCCGGTAGGTCTGGGCGTCGGCGAGGTCCCGGTACCAGCGGACGACTGTGCCGTCCATGGTGGTCGCCGTCACAGTTACGATCATGGAATTTGCTCCCATACGTCGTCGACGAGGACCGGAAGCACCACGTCCATGATCCGGTACGTCTTGCGGTCCTGCTCCAGGTAGCCCGCCCG